TCGGAGAAGAAATAATGATAGGACAAATCTTAAGTAGTGTAGCTGGTCTAGCTACAAGTGTAATCGACAGTAAGACACAGATCAAACTAACTGAGGCTGAGATTAAGAAGAAACAGCTTACAGGTGAAATAGACTGGGATCTAGCTGCTATACAGGCTACACAGAATAGCTGGAAGGATGAATGGATAACCCTACTCTTCAGTATTCCCCTGATACTAGCCTTCTGTGGTGATTGGGGTAATGCTATAGTACAAGCTGGTTTTGCAGCACTTGAGACTATGCCAATATGGTATCAGTATTCCCTTGGTGGGATCGTATCAGCATCCATAGGAATTAGGTCAGTATCTAAATTCTTCGGTAAATAATAACAACAAAAAGACTACCCCAGACAAACTTAAGCCCCTGTATCCTTAGTTGGACGCAGGGGCTTTTTCTATTGTGTCATTGCTTTAAATGTACTGGTTAAAGACTTTAGTAGGTTACTCAGTGTAAAGTAAGCATAGTCTACTTCTTGTTGTAGTTTATGTACCTTCCAGACCAAGTAGAGTGTAATACCTAAGTGTACTAAGTCTACTGATTGCTCTAGGGTTATCATTTCTTACTCTCCACCTGTATGAGTTTAGCTAGATACCAGTCAGCCTTCTTAAGATCCTCTAAGCCATTCTTGTAGCGCCACCTATGAAGGTACTTAGCTATATTCCCTCGTAGGTATCCTACAAACTCATCCTTGCTTAGGAAGTCCTCAATGTATTTGATACACTCAATAGTGCCTTGTCCGTAATGTGGTGGACTGTTTACATTATCAGATTCCATCTTGCTTAAGTCCCACTTAGCCATTATAGTCTCCTATGTTAAATCTACTATTTCACAAGTGTCACCACTACAAGCCATTGTCTGACTACCAGCAGTATTATCTTCATTCTCATACTCTGAAAGTTCAGACCAGTCAATAGCCTTTGGCATAAGTTCTAACAGTTCATGGTAGTCTGTTGCTTCACATTCCTGATAAGGTGCTTGCTGATAAGTATGATCTGAGTGAGGTAAGAACGACACCCCTGACATCTCATCAAAGTGCTTATAGACAAATGCACCCACTTCCATCCACTCATGGTCACGTACTGAGATCGTCACTGAGGGCTTATGTTCACACCATGACCTCTGATAGATTAACCACGTCTCTAGCTGCTCTATGGCTGTCATATCGTTTCTGGTGACTGCTCCCGCTGGAGATTTAACTGGAAAACTAAACACTGTTGTTGTGTCAGGTTTCATCACACAAGGCTCATTAGGGATACCTCTGTCAATCATGAACTTCGTCAGCGGGTCTTTGTTATCTCCACGCACAGTACGAACATAATAAGGGCTGTGACGAGCATGAATGCCACTAGCAGAATCAACAAGTTGGGAGACAGTACCACTTGGTTTAACGCAACTGATAGCAGCAGAAGCAGGGATGTTAAGGCGTTCAGCCCACTCAGCATTCGTAGATATTGCAACATCTTTTAACCTTTCTAATGTTTTCTCAAGACCAGCATTCTGACTGGTTGTTAGTCTATTATCCATAATGCCTGTCAAAGACACCCCTAGTAATCTCTCCTCTTCTGTGTTCTTATTCCAGATCTTACGCAAGTAAGGGAACTTGGTCATAGACGATTGGATAGTGCCTAGTATTGTAGCTAGGCGTACCTTACGCTCTAAGTCATCAATAGTATCTGTAGCTCGTACTACAACCTCTGTCAGGTTACAGAACTGATTTGGTCGTAAGATAATTTCGCTACAGGGGTTAGTGCCAAACTCATAGTTGGGATCTCTACGTCCATTCTTAGCTGCCTGTACCTTACTTGCCTGACGATTAAAGACACCACGTTCACCTGACTTACTTTCAACTAATGCAAGCCACTCACGCATGAATGTCTCCATGTCAGGTTTCTCTGTGTAGCTCACACTATTATTAGCCAATGCACGATGGGCTGCTGTTTCCCACCATTGTCCTGACTTAGCATGACGCATACGGTCATCTGATAGGTTAGACAAGCTAATCATAGCACTACGACGAACACCACCAACTACAACAATCTGACCGATAAAGCACATAAGGTCATGGCACTCAATAGAGGATAACTTACGCCCTTGTGCAGCCTTGAATGTAGTAACTGCAAAGTTGAACAACTCAACTAGAGGTGCAGGTCCAGATGCTCTACCACCAAAGGTCTTAAGTCTAGCACCAGCAGGACGTACAGCAGATACATCCCATTTAGGGATCTCACCAGCCCAGAGAAGCGCAAGGACTTGACGGAAGGCTTTAGCCCACCCCTCTTTACTATCTTTAACTACAATCACTGTGTCGCTCTCAAATAGCTCAGGAACCTCTGGTAGCTTCTGGATGAACTGACGCTCTACTGAGAAGCCTACACCTGTACCACACAACAAAATAAACATAGCTTCATCAAAGGACTTGGGGTCATCTACTGGTAAGTAGCTACAGTTGTACCCAGCAGTATTGTCACGGGCCAGTGCTGGACCAGCGGTCATCATAGCTCGCATAGAGGGCATAACTTCTAGGTTTAAGATGGCATCCCGTAGTTGATTGACATAAGAATCGTTACCAGCTTTAGGACGTACCACATTATCCATGTAGCGTTCTACTGTGTCGCCCCAATCCTCACGGCCTTGACCGTCGATGTACTTAGCATAGCGAGACTTAGCAATAAAAGTCTGGTAGTCAGTTGGTAGGTAATTATTCGTCATATATCTAACTCTCTTTGTTTAATTTCAAATCTGATAGGCGGTTGAACAGCGTCTATTCTATCGGACATTTGTTTTGGGCATTTGTCTTCCCTCTCTTTAAAGTGCCTTGCTACGTTAGTACTATCGGCTGACGCAAAGGGCCATCTTCCCTTAGACAGTTTTAAGCCTCTCATCATGTGAACCCAAGGTCTAGCGTTAGATTTCTCTATAATATCCCAAGCCTCATCTGCCCTCCTACACCAATCTGGTCCACCCACTTTCCAGTATTTTCCAGATGAGCCAAAACAAAATCTAGGGTAGCTATCTATTATTTCTCTTAGCCAATCTAAGGATAGTCCCATGTGCCAAACCATAGCGGAGAGATGTTTGGGGTAGGGCCAGTCTGCTGCCATCTCCCTTTGTTCATCAACAGTACCATCTATTACATCTGGGATTACAGCCCAATTAGCAGCATAAAGCTTATCATCTAACCAAGCTATAAACTGATCTTTCTTAAATGGTTTACCTTTAGTGTAGGAGGAAAAAGCTCCGTTATCCCACATAATGCTTTGTGCGTTTTTAATAGACCAGTCAGCATCTCTTGGGTCTGAAAAGGAGATACACATATGCTTCCCCTTCATAGCTTCTATAGAGGCTTTAGGAGTTATAGGAGTTCCGTGATAATGTAGCATTTGCTCTCCACCATAATATTATTGCGACAATGATAGTTGCGTATAGTTTACCAAGAATGTTTCCAGCAGAGAACTCTAGTGATCCGAAAGCTAGATAAACAAATAAGCTACTATCCACTATAGCCCCTACAACTCCGGAGGCTGCTACAGCAATGTGTTTTCCTCTTTTTCTTAAGGGCGTATATACAGCTAGATCAAATAACTCAGCAGTTAAAAAAGCTACTGCACTAGCGGCTGCTATAAAAGGATTGGAGACTAGCCAAGAGATAGTGGCTCCTACAACAATAGCTAGGGCAGACCACTTCCAATTAGTTAGTTCTTGTAACCAATCTCTCAATACAAGAGCTAGACCTATCATAAGAACCCCAGAAGGTGCCATCAAGCCAAAGCCAACTGGGATAAGACAAGGACCGTTATCTAAACAAACAGACCCAAAATTACCAATTAAGTAATTAGCAAAGGGAACTGTAGCCATGAACAACAAAAACGCTACATACTTCATGTTATCACTCTTCATCATCAGTCTTTCCTCTCGCTCTCATAGTCTTATCTTCTTTTAGCCAGACCATACGGTCAATATCTGATCTAGCTATGCCAATGTCTAGTAGTTCTTTATCTGTTAGTTGGTTAAGCTGCTTGATTGCTATTCTGTGGGTTCGCCATGTCGCAAGATAGTTCATATATCTCCAGAACCACGACATACCAGTACTCTTTTTACTCATCGGTTGTCACCTGATCCTTGTAGTGTACCGTTCTTAACACGAGCGTTTAGCTTCTCCATGTTCAACTCAATGATCTTAACTAAGCTGCCACCAAAAATGTTAGACAGAGCTACAGTGTAAAACAGTACGTCACCTAACTCTTTCAAGACAGCATCATCATCAATCCTGTTGTCACGAAATAGCTTCTTAATCTTCTCTGATACCTCACCAGCTTCACCAGTCAAGCCTAGAGCGTTCTCAATCAGCCGCTCCCGACCTTTAGTAATCATCTTGTCCTCTACAAACTGAGAATACATATCAATCATGTCTTTCATATCTTTCGCTGTAATCATCCGTATAATCCTTTCAATCTTTCTAATGATACAAATTCGGGTTCATAAACCCCTTGCCTTATTTCTCTCTTAATTACACAACCTTTCCACCAGTCTCTATTTGCCTGTCCAGCCCACGTTTCTTCTGAGCCTTTGTAGCAACCCGCAACCAAACCGATAATCCCATTAGGGTGTGCGCCATCTTTAAACTTAAGATCACGTTTATGGCTATGCCCACAAG